TTGCCGCATCCAGTGTTGCTTCCATTACCGAAGGGTCAGACGTGTCTATTGTGTCGTTTGCTTTATCTAAAACTGTGCCATCCGCTTTGACGCGGCCAAGCAACCCTCCATATTCTGTCATTAAGCGACCCCTGGAAACATTCCCCATTGGTTCCATGTTTATCTTTCTTGCTGCATAAGTCACAGGGTCGGGGCTATAAAAAGGATTTGCGGTTTCAAAAAATCCCGCTTCCTTACCTTCTGATGCAATAAATTTTTCTAATAATTCGCGCTTCGGGTTTAGTAAGTTACGCGACTGACTTGCAGTAAGAAAACCAGCTTGAACACCCTCTGCTACTTTTTCTTCTATACTACGAAATTCAGCAAGTCTTTCTGGCGTTACCCCTTTTACTTTTCCTTCCTTATCTGTTTTTGTTCCTTCTTCAAACTGAATTAAACGAGATGTTATATTATTGTAAAAATTTGCTTTTTCCAGTTCTGTTTTGCTGGTTGGTGCGTTTACTTTTTTGTCGGCATTAATAACTTGAATAGCATCGGTTGCAACGCCACTGCTAATTTTTCCATTCATATGCATACGGCGTATTTGAGCAACCATTTCTGGCGCACTTGCATAATCACCAGAATTAACACGCTCCCTTATTGCTGTTTCATTTTTAAGAACTTGAGCTTCATCAACAACTGCCCTTTTTTTAGCTTCTTTTTCGCGCGCCTTTTTCAAATTTTGTGCCATATTAACCAGATTGGCACGATCGCCTGGTGTTATGGCGCCAGATCGTTCAACATTATCCAGAAACTCAATAGCCTCTTCAGGATTACTTTCCATCAAACCCATCGCAAAACTACGTTCCATTGTTTGACGTGATGAGCTTTCTACTTGTTGTATTTGTTTATTCCCACGTCCAACCACACTAGAAGCAGCTTCTATGGTTTTATCAATATCTTTTCTAGCTTCACTAAACTGGCGAAGTTTTTCTTCCATAGAAATATCTTCTTGTGCAGCAATGGAATACGCAGCATTGCCCGTTTCACGAACAGAGCTTTCAATATCGTTTGCAGCGTTTGCAACATGCCTTGTTTGCTCCCATTCAAAATTGTCTTTGTAAGCACTAAAATTTGTACTTGCTGCTTCTTCTAAAAATGCCTTCTTAGACCTGCTGGTAGGCAAGCTTTTAGCAAGTTGTTCGTCAATTTTTTTAAGCTCAGGCTCCATGCGCTTAGCAAAATCGTCAGGCGTTTCCTGATTTTCTTTCCGCCATTCAGCCATACGCTCCATTTTAAGCCTTTTGCTTTTTATCGACGCTTCATTGACCGCCGTTTTTTCACGGGCTACAACAATTTCCTGTAGTTTGTTCGCACCGAATTGTGAAATGTTTGCAGCTGTATTGTATGGAGCCGCAGCATCCGTTATTGCAGAGGGGTTTACGGTGTTGGGAACATCTCTGCGTCTAACAATTCCTCTGGTGTATCTTTCAATCCTAGGCAAGTAAACCAACTCCTGATGCTATTGATCTGACGCCAGACGAAAGTCCGCTTGTAAATTGCTGTCGTCCAGAAGACTGAAGTTTTTGAGCGGTAATACGCCCTTCTTCCCTCACTGCTCTAGCCGAAGCCGAGCCTGCTTTCTTAATTTCTTCTACATTTTCAGCACCGCGCCTTGTTGTTTCTTCCATGGTAAGCAAAGGAGAACCCTCAAGTGTTACGCCCGACGCTAAATAAGCCACCTTTTGATTTCTACGTACTCTATCTGCTCTCTCTTCCTCCAGCTCTGCTTGACGAAAAGCCACGCGCTCTTCTTCTGCCGCACGACGGCCCGCCTGCTGCAAAGCAAGCTCTGATTGTTTTTCTGCCTCTCCTCTCGCAGCAAAACCTCCAGCTACAGAAGATAAACCTGAAAAAATAGAAAGTCCCGTACTAAGAGATGATAAAGTATCAGTTCCCAAACCCCCCAAAAACGAGCCGCCTGTAGCTCCGCTACTTAAACTGCCACTTACACCGCGGCCAGCCGCACCAAGCGCAGCACCTGTCAGAACATCTCCAAAGTCTCCTCCAGTAAGAGCAGCAGACCCGCCACCAATGGCGGCTCCAATCAATAAAGATTCTACTCCCATAACCTCGACCACATTTTATAGTTTTTACCCTTATAGTATTGCCGCTTTATACCTTCACACTCAAACTCTAAAGCCGTCATCCATCTGTTATGAAGGCGATCATCTATACACACGGTTTCCATGCGACGTAAGCCAAAATCCTGCTGCATTTCTTCCACCCATAGTATAGCACTTCTTAAAGCAGTTGCAGCGTGGTTTTCTAAATAAACAGAAGGTATTAACCATATATCGGCCACACCATCAAAAGACGGAGCAACACCACGAGAGGCTACAACACGTCCGTCGATAATTATCGTATCCGCAAAAGAGTTTTCAAGACACTGCAAAATACCATCATTCGCAAGCAAGCGATCTTCATGATTACGAATATCCATTACCTTCAAATGCTCTGCTTTAAAAGGAATTACTTTCATTAGTTTGCAGTTTCTGTGTACGGAACAAGCAATTGCACCTTGCAAGGAAATGGTTGATCCTGAGAAATAACAATATTTTTTTCTCTTGTCCATCCCGCATTTAAATCATCAACAGGTTGATTGGCATAATTTTCCAATACATCACCGCTAAACAGCAACGGTGGTCTGTCCATTTTCATGGCTGCTGTTCTTTGTTCAATAATGTTTAAATTGTAATAAGATGAGCCGTATTTAGCGTAAAGAGTATCCAAAAATCTTATACCAACTCTTTTAAGCACTTTTTTCTTTGTTTGCGCTGGCCCAGCTATGCCACCGACTTCAAGATTGTTTGTCTCAATATATCCTGTATAAGGCAATCCAACATGCACAACGCTAGCCTGTCCATCTAAAGACACAGATCCACTATTTACAGTTCTTTGAGGATGTTGGCCACCATCAACTGCAATACTGACAGTTTCACCTTCTAAATGACTAATATTTGTAAATATACTCGCTGTTAAATACCATTCACCTGGAGGTATAACATCTGTACTGTCAAAATTTTCAAGTATTTCGCATTCTACGGAAGTTAAAGAATTAAACGTCGTTATTTTTGCTCTTCCCGTTTCTGCGCCCGTAACTGACTTTTTCCATATTTCACGGCCCACGTCACCAGAAGAAAAAACAGCTGAACTTGCTGTAAATGTTACGCTTGTTCCTGTTGTTGCGCCCGGCGTGACATTAGCATTTGCATTGATCCCTTGTCGACTTCCGTCATATGTAAGTGCGCTATCAACATAAACGTAACCCTTACCGCTTTCAAAAATTAAATTCCCCCAAGTTAAATCGTCGTCATTTTTGTTTCCAGTAATTGTGTTATTGCGTCGAGGATAGTCAATTTCATCAGAAAGATATTCAACATAATATTTGTCAACACCATTAATCGTTCTTTTGACACACGCCCATAACTGGTCGAATTCCTTTTCTCTTGGTGTTGATGTAACGCTAACAATTTCCCCAACGGTATTATGGCGATGCCATCCGCTAATCTGTTCCTGATTCTCGACGGTCATACCTATCAACTCGCCATTTGTTTTAGAGCACCACAACACGTTAGGCCGACCTTCTTGAAACGTTATTTGTGTTATGCCTGACTTGGTAATATGTTCAGCAATAGCGTTTCTATCAATCGCAAGATAACCATCATTTTGAAAATCATACTCAAAGGAACGAAGGGTCAACTGATTGCGCTGCACAAAAAATAGCTCATTGTTTCTACCTACAGAATTTATATCAGCAGCACCAAATGAATTTGACGGTCTGATAGATATACTGCTTGGTGTAATAACATCATCAATCCCTCCCGTAACTTTAAGCACGTCTGAAAAGGCACCTACACCTAAAAATTTATCCGTACCAGCTAGCCATTGTATCTCACTTCCATCACCTGCAATCGTATATTCAATACCATCGTCAGCTTCCGTGCCTACAGTAAAATCATCTTCATCAGCAGATTTTGAAAAAAACAGTGTCTGTGGGTTGTTATTCGTGCCACCATAAACAAGTCTTTGTTCATAAAAAGCCACTGATTTAGGATAATTGTTCGTGCTCAGGGTCAATCCAGCGGGATTATGAGGCGTTAGACTCCAGTTAGTAGGACTCGTGTAAGTGAGTTTTTGAGGGTTGTGATTAGGATGAACAATGTAAATATCAACACCTTTTTGTGCAAACTTTAACTCGAAAAGCTCATCCTCCAAAAAAGGAGTTGTTAAATCAGCTCCAGATACTATCCCGTTATTACGAAAAAAACGAAGCTTTTGATCTGTAAACTCCAACACAAAACTCAAAGCAGCTGAAAACTTCCACGTCCACAAAAAAGCTTTGTTATTCCCCGCTGTTTCCGCTGCGTACACTAAACCGGTTCTAAAATGCGCAGGGCCAGTTACTTGGGGAATAAAATTCTCCAGGCGTTTCACGCCACTAAAATACGCGGCAACATCAAAACGGCCATACATATTAGGGCTTAGCTCACCTGAGCTAAAATTGGGAAAAGACGCCTGAGCTGATGTTGTCATTAAAATTTAATTCTATGACTATCTAAATTAGCATGATTGTTTCTTCTGACTTTTAACGAACGTGAACGTTCTATAATTCTGGGCGGGTCTTCTTGTCCATCTATTGCTTTAGCTAACGCAGCTCTTTCCTTTCGGATCTCCGCAAGTCGCTGAACATTAGATTGGCTTTCTGCTACCTTGTAAGCAATGTTCATGGCCAGATCGTAACCCAACAATTCAACAAATAATGGGTCCATACCAGAAACATTCGTGTAATCAGAAACATAAGTAATATTTAAAACAGAACTGTCATTAAATATATTTCTAGTAAGAATGTGATTGTTTTCTACTCTATAATATTGTGATTGCGTTATTCTCTCGTCGTCATTTATAAATAAAACGCGAAGAAAATCAGCAGGAACAGGATATTGTTTGTCGTAACCAAAAGCAGGAGACGTAGAACTGGCAGCTAATTGCGCTCGTTTTATTGCAAAATTCCACGGATGTTCACGCAGCAAACGCTGCCTTGTAAGTGTGTACCACCTACTTACTAACTCTTCTGTCGCGTTATTAGGAGAGTCAATGTCTTGAACGTTACCAGAAGAAAGAAGATCGAGAGCCAGATTGCCTATATCTGTTGAAGACGTAAGTGACAAAACTGACTCTCGATTTTAAATTAACCTTGAACGAATTTAGCAATCACAGAAACTGTGCCAGATGCAGTTCCAACTGTGTTTGCTGTTAAAACAATGTCGTAAGATGTATCAGGATTTGCTTGCCCTGAAAGCTCAGCTAGCGTTTTATCAACGTCATCTATGCCAACTGATTGCAAGCCTAACTGATCACCACTGACACGAGTCAAGGCAGATGACAAATCTTGACCATCCATAAGAACATCTTTGTCTACCTCGGCGCCACCGACACCAACCTTGTACAGCCCCAAATCATAATCAGTACCGCCAGTAATAGCATCACAGGCAATATCAATCTGAACAGGGATGTAATTGGAAGGGACGCTTTTAAATAAACGATACACAGAATTGTCATCATCAGCAGAAGCAATTTCTTCTGTCGCTATAATAGTAACCAACTCCGCTCCATTAGAAAAAGCAGCTTTTGCCAATTTATCTTCTGCTGTGCGTGTTTCTACATATTTATCTTGTACAGCCATTTTATTTCTCCTTTATTTTCGTTTCGTTACGCTGTTACCCGCACTTTTTTAACAAGCTTACCTTCCGTGCGAACAGCACCAATTTCCATAACAGCTTGCACTTGATGCGTCTCGATGTAATCTTCACGCTCTTCAACTTTTAATGACATTTCTTTAGAAACACCTACACAAAAACCGCGAGACGATGCTGCAATCAAATTACGCTCACCCCCAACATCTGGAAAAAGAGGATTGGTTACACCTGCTCCAAATGGAATTAAATCCATACCTAATGCTTGGGTAATAGAGCCTTTCTCTACAGCAAACTGGCGGGTAAAATCACCACTGGTAAGCTCAACTTCACCCATAATATCAGTATGATCTTCTCCAGTAATTGTTAAGAAAAACATTTCATCCATATCAAGCCCAACTTCATCGTCAATAAAGTTCTGCTTAATTTCGAGAAGCTTTTCATATGTTAGTCCTGACGTTGCATCAATGTCATCAACACCATCAGCCGTAGCTGTTAAAGTGTTTTCAAAATCACGACCTGTATAAATGTCCGCAAAAGCAGCATCAATAATAACCCGATCATATTGACGCATCATGGCCGCAGCAATAGATTGCGCGTATTCACTATCTGGGTCAAGAAGAGCGCCGCGAACATCTGAACTGTCAACCGGAAGGTTTACGACAAAACGTCTACGACGAATTTTGCGACGGTTATGTGTAATGTCATCAAACGTAGCTGGAACATTACGACCCTGAACTTCTCTTGCCTCAACAGAGCCAAGACCGTCATACGCAAAAACATCTCCGCTCATTTGTTTCATTATTGAATAAGGCTTCAGACGCGACGTTTTCTGCTGAGCCTCATGATGCACCATTTCCGAAAATTCGGTAATAAGTGCCTGATCTATACTTTGAACCATGGATTCTCTCTCATTTAAAATATGTTAACGAAAAATTTGATCCGGTATCCATTACTATAATGGGCGGCGTTTAAAAAGCCGGGCCATGTGTAAAACAAGGGTATCCAACAATTTGAATCTTACTTCAATTAAAAAAACCTTGCAACTGTTTCCTTAATTCCTGAATTTGATTTTCTGCGTTTTTACGTTCCGGACTAAAAGGATCAGAATTTTTTACTTTTGCCTTGGTTTCTGTAAGCTGTTTTAATATTTCATCTTTTTGAGATGCCTGCGCTTGCCCACCAGAAAACAAAGAGTCCTCTTCGCCATATTTTCTTTTAATTTCACTCATTTGCTTAGACATACCATCCGTCAAAGCAATAACAGCAGCCAGTGCTTTTGGGTCGGTATCAGCTAAATTTTGCAAATGTGGAATTAAATTTTCTGGAACCGTATCCTTAATAACGTTTTGACTTTTAACAGAAACCTCTTCAAACTTATCGCCAAACAATTCCTGAGTTACTTGGTCAAACTGCTCGTCCAGCTCTTTTTGTCTTTCTTCAATAGTCTGTTTGTTCTCATTCGCAACATTAAGCTCTTCTTTTAGGTAAAGTTCATACAATTTTTGAGCCTGTTTCTGCGTTAAACCAGCCTCATGCATGACATTTTGAGCCTTGGTATTAAACTCAGATAAATCAACATCTTCTGGAAGGCCCTCAATATTATCAAGGCTTAACTCATAATTGTCAGGAGACTCTGGCGGTGACTCACGTTTGCCAATCATAGAGTCCAAGTTGTCTATTTGCTTAAACAAGTCATCTTGGCTTTTAACCTTTGAAGCCCATCCTCTGTCCGCATATTGTTCAGGAATAGCAAAACTTTCGCTTGGCTGCGCTTGCTCAGCACTTTGAGCAATTTCAGGTTCTGTACCACTTGTATCCATTTCTTCACTCATTTTCATTTGCCTCTTCTTTGGTTGCTAACGCATAATCGAATTCTATTGTGCGTAAATGTTCCGAACGAATAAAGCTGCGCATTGCACGGTACACATTTTGAACCGCAGCGTTCGCGTATGTGTTTTCAAGATTGCCCCGTTCAAGTGGCGCACCTTCATGAAAACAATAATGCGCAAGCCAGGCAAACACAATTTTGCCGTCATCTAATGCAGCAATCCTGTTAATTGACTCCTTAAATGTCTTTTCCGTTATTTTTACTTTACTGCTCATTTGCTTCTGCTTTTGCTTTATTAGCCAACGCTAAATCTTTCGTAGCGCTAGCTGCCTCACTGGCCATTGCAACACCTTCACTTACCTGTTGCTGTTGTTGTTTGGCTTGCTGTATCTGTTGAAACGCATCATCCTCACGAATAATATCAGCAGGAATGCCACGTATATTAGCAATATGCCTGGCACCTTGGTGCAAGTCAATTCTATCTGCCATTGACGGGTCAATATTCATCGCATTCATCGCAAAGTTCATGATGTCCATAATGCCAAGATACTCTTCAGCACGAGAAGCATTGGCAGCTTGTGTTTTGTAAACAATGCTGTAAACATCTTCACCAGCATCTAGCCTTCTAGCTATTTCATCTGGAACGTATTCTATGTTTACCGCACCTGCTTGAAGGAGATCTTGCTCTTCCTCTGTCCCACGGACAACACCAAACTCACCATCGCGAAAAAGAATCTTAACGCTACGTTCTATCAGCGGCGTAATAACTTCTGAAAGTTGACGAGAAAACAAAGACGACAACGACTGGTTTCTGATTTGATTGCGTATTTGCGCCTCACCAAACGTCATTTCCTGAGAAGAATTAAAGTCCAAAAGCCTGTCAACGCTAAAATGCTGCGCAATCGTTTGCTCTAGTTTTTCCAGCCTTTGTTCTGCCCATGGCAAATTGGGAGGAGAACCAATATCAAAAATAGGTGGTTGATTACTTACGCTGCCCGTAGAGTTAAAAGTGTTAATCGCGCCTGCCGACATATCAATCGTCGAGCCGCCAAAAATACCATCATGCATAACGCCTTTAGGCATAGACAGTATTTTTTCAGTTGCCACAATAACCGCTTCCCTTAATGCATTGGCCTCCTTAATGTCAGGCAATGCCATCGATCCGGGAGATCGGCCATAACGCTCATAGTTTAACTTTCTAAACCTGCCAACCTGAATAGGAATTTCCTCAAAGCCACTTTCTCTTATCAGTTTTTGTGTATCCCATTCTATATGGTAAGACGCATAAGGCATAGACAATATTCCAGCTTCCGCTTTCTTTTCCTTACGCGGTGTGATGCCAATAAGTATTTTACACTTGTCCGTGCCCTTACCCTTTTTGTATTTTTCCTGAATCTTTTGTGACAGATTTTCTAATCCATATTCCGCCACTACACGGTTTATGCGCCATTCAAAAAACAAAAAAATGGACTCAACTTTTCCATCCTTCCCTTCTTCTATGTAAGTTTCTTTCACACCGTAAGGCTTGTACAAAAGCTTGGAGTCTTGGCCACGTTCCACACCAATGCCCGACGTGCCAAAAATCATTTGATCCAACATGTACTCGTCAAAAGACAATGCCAAATTCGCTTTAGGATCATCCATAGCCGCCACTGTCTTAATCGTCATATTCGTGTAGAATTCTTGCAGCTCCGTCGTCATTTCCAGATCACGAGGCGGCGTTATCTCAATAGCCTGCTTAGCCGTACCCGGCCACAACATGCCTATTAACGCAGAAGCAGAATTGTGAGCCGCAAATGCACCCGTCGCATCGTACACATCATCAAGCAAAAACGCACCCGCCGTTTCCGTTTGCTCAAAATTTTGCTTTATCAGTGATATATACTTACCAAGAACCTGGAACAAAGAATCCCACGTCTGCCGCTCCTGCTTCAGAACCTCAAACTGGCTTTTTATCGTTTTAACATCCAACGTATCTGCCTTTTAATTTATCTGCCTTTTAAAAATCGCTTGTTTGAGCCTCCGCCGCCCGCCTGCAGCTGACTTACATATGCCCTGCGTTTACTTTTTTTCTGTGGCTTTGAAGAGGACTTACTTTCTTCTGCTTTCTCTGCTTTTATTTCTTTTGCACGCTCGTAATAATTAAGTGCCCGCTTATTAAGCGCTTCTTCCGTTTCTTTCCACCATTTTTTACCCGAAGGGCTCACAAAACCTTTGTTAAATTGATTTTTACCCGTCTCAAAAGACTTATCACGCTTTAAGGAATACCCTATATTGGTTATTGCTCCCATCTTATTTACCTTTTAAATATCGTTTGCGTTGAATTTCTTCATCGTTGCCTAATTGCCCGGCAAAAGCCTTCCTCTTACGCTCTTTCTCCTTCAACTTAGCCTCCGCTTCTTCTTGCGCCTTGGCTTCAGCCGCTTTTTGTTCCTTTTTCAAACGTTCACGCTCACGCTGACGCGCCCGTTCCTGACTTCTCTGTATTTCCGCCGCAGATGGGCCAGAAGAACCACCACCAAACAAACCACCCATTACATTACTCTCCTTAACATTACATTACTCTCCTTAAATTGTTAGAAACAACTTCAAAACCATACTTGCGAAACAAATTGTCATGTAAAACATTCGCCTCTTTCGTAAATCTACTCGTATTCGCCGCGAAAATATT